TGGTTGGTGAACAAGTTAAAGGTTCAGTTATGTTAAAAAAAGGTATTGACCCAAAAGAATACACTGATAAAGGTATTAATGTTACCGTAATTGAAAAAGAACTTGAAGAAGATGCTGATTTGGACGATTCCGCTGAAAAAGACAGTAATTATGACCCTTACGCTGGCAATAGTGTAGGAAATGATGATGGTCCATCTAGTGATGATGGATTTGGTGGTGGAAATGATGGTATGGGTATGATGGAAGAAAAAAACAGTTCAAAAGCTTTCGCTATTTGTCATTCACAAGTTGGTCCAAAAAAATCAAGAAAGTGGGAAAGATGTGTAAGAGAAATTAAAAAACAATTAAAAGAAGGAAAAAATCCTTATTTACCTATAATGGAAGCCGCTTTGGCTAAAATGGTTGAAAAACATATTTCACCAAAAATGACTAAAAGTGAATTAATAAACACTTTAAGTGAACAAGGTATTATTACTCGTCCATTTAAAAATAGTATGATTGGTTTTGTTGATGAAACAAAAATGGACAAATCAAATAAAAATACATATGTTTCTAAAAAAGAAACTATGGAGCAAGGTACAAAAACAGCACCGACAAGAGTAAAACCTGGTACTAAAGAAAAAGAAAAACCTGGTAAAATGGACCCTTTTAAAAATCCAAAACACCAACCAAAACCAAAAGCAGAAAAAATTGATGAGCAAGGTACTAAAACAGCACCTCCAGTAGTTAAACCAGGTACTAAAGAAAAACCTAAAACTTCTGACCCGTTCAAAAATCCAAAGCACCAACCAAAACCAAAAGCATCTACAGAAGCTCCAAAAATGGGTACTGTTAAGATTCCTGATTATTTAGAATTTGACCAATTAAAAATTGATTTTAAAAACCAATAATGAAAAAGAAAATAATTGTTAGAGAGGCTCCAATTGATTATGGAGATACCCCTGAAAGAATGTCACCTGATATTGAAAGAACAATTCTTTCAAGAGGAACTCCGTTATCTGCGAATCCTGCATTTCCAAATATAGAACAAGGTAATATACCTGAAACGTTTGAAGAGTTAGTAGCGTCTAAAAGATTTAAAGATGTTGTTGCTAAAGTTAGACGTTATGTTCCAAATGCAGGTGCTGATATTTCAAGAGGAAATCCTTTACAACAATTACAAAGAACTATGATGAGTATGGCCATGCAATTGTTACAAAAACAAATGGCTCATAAAGAATATCTTGAAAATTTGGCAATTGATTTGGTTAGAAAAGAAATGGGTGTAAGACCTGACCAAATTAATTATGTTGCAGAACTTGTAATGCCAGGACAAATTGATATGACTGGTTTTCAAAAACAAGGTGAAGAACCTGAAGACGAGGAAGTTGAACAGAATTTCCAAGAAAAAGAAGAAGACCTTGAAGATTTTATTTCAGCATTTGAAAGATTTGATATTGAAAAGGCGAAAAGAAGATTTATTAATGCATTAATTCAAGGTTCGTCTAAAAAAGGACATTACATGTTTGAATTAGTTAGAGATGAATTAGATAGAGTTGACCCCGACTTATTGAATTTGTACGGTGTTGTTATGTCTGTAAATGATTTATTGTATTGGGTATTACCTGATGAGATGATGGACATGATGATGAGTCAAGGTGGTGTTGGTGGTAAGGAAGAGGTTGATATTCAAACTGACCCTCCAACAGTTAAAGCGACGGGTGTATTTTTCCCTATATTAATTCACGAATTAATTAAAGGTACTATGGAAATCTTGGGAACACAAGGTCTTCCTGATGACCCAAAACAAGCCGAAATGGTCATGGCATCAACTGACAGCTTATCAAGTGAAATTTGGGATTTAAGAATCGGTCCAATATTATGGGAAAAATTCTTGGCAGCATATCCTGAACAGTTATTTGATGAAGATAAAAAATTCATACAAAACTACCTTTTTGCAAGATTTTCAGCATTATCTGCTGATGAATTTTTCAAATTAGCGAAAATGATTTTAAGGGGTGATGCAAAAGCAACATCAATCTTAGACAGAATGGTTAAGGAAATTGTGGAACATTTGAATGAGGAACATAGTGATGATGACGAAGACTATGATACTGATGAAGATGGTGACACTATGGGTCCTGACGATGATGATTTGAGTGATTTAGATGATTTCTTAGGTAGTTTAGGTATTGACAGGTCCTAACACTAACCTTTTATATGGGTTTAACCAGAGAACAATTACTATTAGAATATTCAAGGTGTATTAAAAACACACCATACGCTCTTAAGACGTATCTTCAGACTTATGATAACACTCAGTCAAGATACGTCCCATTAGAGTTATTTCCTGACCAAGTTAATTTGGTTGAGGATTATGAAAACTTCAACGAAAACATTGCATTAAAATACCGTCAGGCAGGTGTGTCTACGGTAACTGCCGCTTGGGCAAGTAAAAGACTTGTATTTGCATCAAAACAAAGACCTGAAAAGGTTTTGATTATTGCAAACAAATTGGATACTGCCGTGGAAATGGCAAACAAAATCCGTGGATTCACAGAACAATGGCCTTCGTGGGTTGGTGTAAGTTTTTCACCTGATAAAAACGCCGCAAGACACTTTAAATTATCTAATGGTTGTGAAGTCAAAGCGGTTGCAACATCTAAAGATGCACTTCGTGGTTATACCCCAACTATGTTGATATTTGACGAAGCTGCGTATATTGAAGCAGATGGTGATTTCTGGGCGGCTTGTATGGCTTCGTTGTCTACGGGTGGTAAAGTTGTTGTTGTATCAACACCAAACGGATACGACCCAATTTACTATGAAATTTACGAACAAGCCAATCGTGGAATGAATGATTTCAAGATTACCGAAATGTTTTGGTATCGTGACCCTCGTTATACTAAAGATTTGTATTTGGTTAAGACAGATGAGATTATTCATTTTTTATTAAACCGTGAAGAATATACTTCAGATAGGATTATTGATTTTTCAGGTCGTGACCCTTACGAAAGAAACTATGATGAGTTAAAGGCTTATTTTGAATTGGGATACAAACCATGTTCATCTTGGTTTGAGGCGATGGTAAAGAAACTTAAATACGATAAACGTAAAGTTTCTCAGGAATTAGAATGTAATTTCTTGGGTTCGGGTGATAACGTATTTGATGCTAATTTAATTAAAAATATTACAGATAATATGATTAAAGAACCCATGAATAAAATGATGGGTGGTGGACTTTGGATTTGGAAAGAACCTGAACTTAATCATAGATATATTATGGGTGTTGACGTATCTCGTGGAGACTCAGAAGATTACTCAACATTCCAAATTTATGATTTTGATGAAAGGGAACAAGTTGCCGAATATGTTGGAAAACTTCCTCCTGATGTATTGGCGGAAATTGCTTACAAATGGGGTAATATGTACAACTGTTTTATAGTAATTGATATCACGGGTGGTATGGGGGTTGCAACCGCAAGAAAACTCCAAGAATTAGGATATAAAGATTTATATGTTGATGGTGTTGATTTTGGTAACAGATGGAAATTTGACCCAAAGGCTGCTGATAAAATACCTGGTATTAACTTTAACAACAAAAGGGTTCAAATTATTGCCGCTCTTGAAGAAAGTTTAAGACACGGATTAAAAGTTCATTCATCAAGATTGTTGAATGAAATGAATACGTTTGTTTATATTAATGGAAGACCTGACCACATGAAAGGACAACATGATGATTTAATCATGTCTTTGGCTATGGCTGTATATGTGTCAGATTCATCATTTTCACAACTTACTAAGGTTACAGAACAAGCAAAAACTATGTTGGAGTCTTGGCAGGTTACTTCTTATGACCCACCAAAAGAACAATACTTTAATCCTGCAATGCCAAATACAAATCATAAGTCAAACATTGCATATCAGAATCAACCAACACAAAAGGATTATCAAGACTATTTATGGTTATTCGGCGGAATGAAGCGTTGATATATATTAGTATTGATTTAAATTTTAACTATGGAAGAAAAGAACCTGACGATATGGCAAAGATTGTCCCAACAACTTGGACCAAATTCCCTTTTGGGTCAAGATATTCCCACTTATAAGTTTGATAAGAAAGAATTATTAAGAACTACGGATAAAGCCGAATACGAAAAAGAAAAATTACAAGCTCGTCAAACTTATTATATTTCAAGTCAATGGGCTAAAATTGAAAATAATTTATATTCTCAAGCAATTTATTATCAACCAACAAGATTGGCATCATACTACGATTATGAGTCAATGGAGTATACTCCTGAAATTTCTGCGGCTTTGGATACATATGCCGAAGAATCTACAACGGTTGATGAAAATGGATACATGTTACAAATATACTCTGATTCACCAAGAATTAAGGCTGTATTAGGAGATTTATTTAATAACGCATTGGATATTAATACAAACTTACCAATGTGGACACGTAACACCGCAAAATATGGTGATAACTTTGTTTTCTTAAAGTTGGACCCTGAAAAAGGTATAGTTGGTTGTTTACAACTACCAAACATTGAAATTGAACGTATTGAAGTTGGTATGAAAGGTAGAGCAACATCTGGTATGGGTGGTGCGGTAGCTTCTAATAGTGATGCTAAAAGTTTAACATTTACTTGGAAGAACAAAAATTTGGAATTTAACACATGGGAAATGGCTCACTTTAGATTATTGGGTGATGACAGAAAACTTCCTTATGGTACCGCAATGTTAGAAAAAGCAAGACGTATTTGGAAACAATTAATTCTTGCTGAAGATGCGATGTTGGTTTATAGAACATCAAGAGCACCTGAAAGACGTGTATTTAAAGTGTTTGTTGGTAACATGGATGATGCTGATATTCAACCATACGTACAAAGATTTGCACAACAATTTAAGAAAGACCAAATCACTGACCCACAAACAGGAAACGTAGATATGAGGTTTAACCAAATGGCTGTTGACCAAGATTTCTTTATACCTGTAAGAGACCCGGCAGCTCCAAACCCAATTGAAACTTTACCAGGGGCTACAAACTTATCAGAAATTGCCGATATTGAATACATCCAAAAGAAACTTTTAACAGCATTAAGAATACCAAAAGCGTTCTTAGGTTTTGAAGAAGTTGTTGGTGATGGTAGAAACTTATCATTACAGGATATTCGTTTTGCTCGTACAATCAATAGAATTCAAAAATCTATGGTTGCCGAACTTAACAAAATTGCAATCATTCACCTATTCTTATTAGGATTTGAAGATGAATTAAATTCATTCCAATTAAGTTTGACTAACCCATCTAAACAAGCGGACTTGTTAACAATAGATGTTTGGAAAGAAAAAATGTTGTTATACAAAGACGCTGTTGCACCTATTGAAGGTATTGCTCCAACATCTCAAACTTGGGCTAAGAAACATATTCTTGGATTCTCTGATGAGGATATTAAACTTGACTTACAACAACAAAGAGTTGAGAAAGCAGTTGCTACTGAAATTGCTAATACACCTAACGTAATAACAAGAACAGGATTGTTTGACAATGTTGACAAGTTGTATGGTAATAATGGAGCACCAACAGGAACCACAGAAACACCACCTGCAGAAGGAGGTGATATGGGTGGATTTGGTGCTGACTTAGGTGGAGAACCACCAGCAGGAGGTGAAGTACCACCGGCAGGAGGTGAAACTGCGGTTACACCCGAATCAGTTAAAAAGAATATGAACATCATTTTAGAGCGTGATAATTTGTATGGTGTTGATGAGGTTGATTTAGAACGAGGAAAACGTTCATTAGGACTTATTGAAGAACAATTAGGAAAACTATTAGATTGATATATTTATTAATATGAAATTTGGACAATTACTTAGCAAGATAGAAGGATTAATGATTAATTCTTATGTGAATGAAACAACAAAAATAGAGTTAAAAAACTTTAAAAGTTTGGTGTTGGAGAATAAAAATGCCAGTACAATGTTTTACATCTACACTGAATTGTCCAAGAAAAAAGGTTATGATAAGACATTATCTGAAGCTTACATCAACGAATCTTTAAGACAAGTTGAAAAAATTATTCCAAAATTAAAAACTCAAAAAATTGAATATTGGGTTAAAGATGTTGTAAGTGAAAACAACTATAAAGATATTGATAATTTGATTTACAATACTCCTGATAAGATTATGGAGAATATTGAAAGCAGAAAAAATTTGATAAAAACTTTAAGTGAAAGTACTGAAGTTAAAACTACAATACAATTACCAATAGAAACTTTGATGAATATTGCCAATAGAGAAATAAGTTCTTATATTGAAAATTTAGATGAAGATTCTAAAAGAGATTTATCTAAAGTATTAATGACTGAAGATGTGGAATTATCAAAAGAGTTTGAAGATTTAAAAGTAAAAACAATTCACTCTTTAAGTGGTATTAATGAATCTATGGATGATATCACAACAAAAAAATTGCAGGAAACTATTAACCAAATTAAAGGTGAAGAGTTTTCTAAAATCAATTATGTAAGATTATACAATTTGTATAATAACATTAATTAATCTTTAGGTTTTTGAGATTCAACGTATTGAGCTTTTAATTTCTGAGCTCTACGTGTAACAGATGGTTTTTCATACTGAAGTCTTTCTCTCAACTTTTCATTTTGCTTGGTTTTAATTACCTTTCCTTTTAATTGTTTCAAGGCTTTTTCCAATGGAGTCTTTTCGTCTATTTTTACTTTTAACATATTATAGTAAATAATACAAAATTGGTGAAAATTTGACAATAGAATAAAATTAGATTATTTTTTTTCAAACAATAAACAATTTATACACATGATTATTAATGAAAAAAGGAAAAACATCACGAATTGTAGGATTCAACAATTCAAAAGTGAGTTATGGAACAGTTGATTCCAAAAACTTTAAATCAGTTTATCTTAATCTACAAAGTTGGGTTTCGCCAAAACAAAGTTACGACAATTGGGAAAGAATAGTATCAAATTTTAGTAGACAGATAAAACACACAATATTTGAAATATTAGACCCCACATTTTTTAAAGACAATTATATTGTTGATTTGGATTTAAGGACTAGCGGAATTGTTTATGGTAAGAAAAGTTTTATGAATTTGGAAATTACCTTATTCTTATCACAAGAAGTGGATTTCAAAGATACAATTCTTAAAGATAAATTAAAAAGAATTGCCAAAGAAATTTATATTGAAAACTTTAAAAAGAACGAGTATTTTGATTTTACACTATCTAAAAAGAGCAAAGAAGAAACATCTTAATATTTATTACTAAAACATACGTATGAAAATATTAGGACCTACCGACACAGGTAAAGGAATATTGATTGAAATGGATGCAGGATATGTGTCACCATCTCATGAATTTAACAAAAAGATGCTTGAAGAAAATCACAAGAATTTCTTGGATTATTCAAAACCTTTTGAATTCTATGCCGTACTTCAAAAATACAACACACCAAACCGTAATGGTAGAGTGTACCCTGAAAGAATCTTAAAACGTGAATCTGACAATTATAAAAAGATGATTGAAAAAGGAACATCTCTTTCAGAATTAAACCACCCTGAATCATCATTAATTGACCTTGACCGTGTGTCTCACATCATTAATGATATATGGTGGGACGGACATATCCTTATGGGTAAGTTACGTCTTCTAACATCACCAGGATTCCATGAAAGAGGTATTGTATCTACAAAGGGTGACCAAGCTGCTAACTTGTTGAGACAGGGTGTTACTTTGGGTATATCTTCACGTGGGGTTGGTTCTTTAAAAAAGAACGGTGAACAAAATGAAGTACAGGATGATTTTGAATTAATCTGTTTTGATTTGGTATCTTCACCATCTACACCTGGAGCATATCTTTTTACAAATCCTGATGATAGAAGTAAATTTGAAGAAAATTTGGAAGAAGAAAAAGTTTCAAGAATGTCTCCAATAGAACAAGATAGTGGAACAAAAATGAATCGCTCTATTGACTTATTGAAAAAATTAAACCATTATTTGGACAGATAATTTAAAAAACATGGACGAAAAATATTTTGTAGCAAAAGTACAGTACGATTTACCTGATGAAAACACAGGTAAATTAAAGAAAATCCGAGAGGAAAAATTGGTTAAAGGTTACTCTGTAACTGATGTTGAAGCCAAGGTAACATCCCGATATACTGGGTTTCAACATGATTGGAGAATCACAGCAGTCTCCGAAAGTAAAATAGACGAAGTTATTGAAGATTAATAAAAACCCCTCCTAACCGAGGGGTTTTTTATTTATTTAGGGTTTTTACTAACCCCAAATAGAATTTTTTGACATATGGATATATTTATATGTTAAATTATTCTATAATAATATGACAGATAAAAAGTCGTTAGTTGAGGAAGCACTACTACAAATGAAAAATTTGGAACAAGTAGTTGCCGAAAATGCAAAAGGAATACTTGCTTCTACTATGAAGGAAGAAATCTCAGAATTAGTAAAAGAGTCTTTGAAAAATGAGACTGAAAAAGAATCAAAAGAAGTTGAAATGGATGAACAATCAGAAGATGATTTAGACATGGATATTGATATGGATTCTGATGATGAAGACATGGATGATGTTGAAATGGACATTGATATGGATTCTGACGATGATGAATCGGAAGATGAATTTGATATGGACTTTGATATGGATTCTGAAGATACACTACCAATTGACCTTACAAATGCGTCTGATGATGAAATCTTAAAGGTTTTCAAATCTATGAGTGATGAAGATGGTATCATTGTTAAACAAGATGGTAACCACATTACTTTAAACGATGAAGATGAAGATGTTGAATACATTATTCAAACTGAAAGTATGGACGAAGTTGAAATGGAAGAAGAGTACATGGAAGAAGAGTACATGGAAGAAGAACAAATGGATGAAGATGAATTATCTAACGATGATTTAGAATCTATGATGGCTGACATTTTTGGTAAAGAACAAATGGACGAAGTTGAAATGGAAGAAGAGTACATGGATGAAGAACAAATGGACGAAGTAGTGTATGAAATAGAAATGGAAGAACAAGAAGACGATGACGATGAGGATGAAGATGAAGATGAAGATGAGGATGAAAACATGTCTGAAGGTAAAATGACAATTAAACCAGTTATGGGTAAATTAACAAAATCCTCTTTAACTAACAAAGCTAAAAAAATGGAAACTAAAGAAGGGTCAATGATGAGTAAACCTGTAGTAGGTAAAGGTGTTAAAACTGGAAGTGCTAAATTTGAATATAAAGAAGGTAGAAAAATGGAAACCAAAGAAGCGGCTATTGAACCAAAAGGTAAAGCTAAAGGAGTTGGTATGAATTTAAAACCTAAGAAGTTTGAATACACTGAAGCTGAAATGAAAGAAAAGTATGGTTCTAAAAAACACGAATACAGACGTAAGGATGTTGATGGTGTTGAAAAGAAAGCTGGTGAAAAAGATGGTCATTACAAAGATTACGAAAAAGAGGAAACTAAAGAAGCTGCTAGAACATTAGGTAATGGAACTAGAAATTACGCTCAAAGAAAAGGTTTACCTAAAATGAAAGTAATTCCAAATCAAGCTCTTGCTGAAGAAGTTGAAAGATTGAGAGAAAAGAATGAAGAATACAGAAAAGCACTTAATATTTTCAGAGAAAAATTAAATGAAGTTGCTGTGTTTAATTCAAACTTGGCTTACGCAACAAGATTGTTCACAGAACATACAACAACAAAACAAGAGAAGATTAATATCTTAAGAAGATTTGATGATGTTGAGTCATTAAAAGAATCAAAATCATTGTATTCATCAATTAAAAATGAATTAAATACCACGACTCAAAACGTAGTTACAGAATCTATGGAAAAAATTGGTAAATCACCAGCATCAGGTTCTTCACAAAACTTAATTGAGTCAAAAACTTATGAAAATCCACAATTCTTAAGAATGAAGGATATCATGCAAAAAATACAAAAATAAAAATAAATAAAACTTAAAAACAAAAAAATACTAAAATGGGTGCATTATTAGAAAGCGGTCTTGTTGGTAACATTGGTTTAAAACACCTTAAGGTTATCAAAGAAGACACAATCAACAAATGGGATAAACTTGGCTTTTTGGAAGGTTTAAAAGGTCACATGAAAGAAAACGTAGCTCAGTTATACGAAAACCAAGCTTCTTTCTTAATCAATGAGGCTTCTTCAACTTCTGATAGCGGTTCTTTTGAAACAGTTGTTTTCCCAATCGTGAGAAGAGTATTCTCTAAATTATTAGCTAACGACATCGTGTCTGTACAAGCAATGAACTTACCAATCGGTAAATTGTTCTACTTCGTACCTAAAATTCAAGGTTATTCTGGTGGTACATCAACAGATGGTTTGTTTGGTGGTTCAGGAACTCACTACGCACCTATCGGTTCTCCAGGAAACTACCCTGGTAATCCTGATGCTGGATACACTTCAGGTGATGGTACATTTAACCCAATCTATAACAAAGATTTGTATGATTTATTCTACGAAGGAAATGAGGCTGGTTTAAACCCTCCTGGTTTGTTTGACTATTCAAAAGGTCAGTGGACTGCTATTACAGCAAATACTGTAACTTACGCTTGGTCTAACGCTGGTGTTTTATTACCTGCAGCATACCCTGAAGATAACTATAGAAAAGTTATCATTGTTATGAGTGGATTCTCTAACGCAGGTGCTGGTCAATTGATTGGTCCTAACGGTAATACTATGGATACTGAAGAATTCTTGTCAGGTTTGAACATCTTAGGTGTTTCAACTAACCAATTTACTTCAGCAAACACAACTAACCCTTATTTATTCAGAGTTGTTACTCAAAGATATGGTAAAGGTATTGTTCAATACGGAAGTCAAGTAAATACTACTTTCCCAGTAAACAAAAATTCAGGTGGTTCTTACTACAACGTATGTGACGCTAATGGATTTATTTTCTTGGAAATTGATTTACAAGCTCCTGTTTGTATTACTTGTGGTGATTCATCTATGGATGGTTACACAGGTTCTACTTTCTCATCTGATACAACTACTAACGATGCGTTCTTAGCTATCTACAGATTGTATAAAGAATTGGAATTTGAAGACCAAATTGGTGAAGTTTCTTTTGACCTTGAGTCAGTAACTGTTTCTGTAACAGAAAGAAAATTAAGAGCACAATGGTCTCCTGAATTAGCTCAAGACGTTGCGGCGTTCCACAACATTGATGCTGAAGCTGAATTGACAGCATTGTTATCTGAGCAAGTTGCTGCAGAAATTGATAGAGAAATCTTGAGAGATTTGAGAAAAGGTGCGGCTTGGAACTTGAGATGGGATTATAACGGTTGGAAGAGACTATCTTCTAGCGGAACAACTCCTTACACTCAAAAAGATTGGAACCAAACTTTGATTACTGCAATTAACCAATTGTCAGCTCAAATTCACAAATCAACTTTAAGAGGTGGTGCTAACTGGATTGTTGTATCTTCTGAAGTATCTGCTATCTTTGATGACTTGGAATACTTCCACGTATCAAACGCAGCTCCTGAGCAAGACCAATACAACATGGGTATTGAAAGAATCGGTACTTTGTCAGGTAGATATCAAGTATATCGTGACCCTTACTTCCCAGCTAACCAAGTGTTAATCGGACACAAAGGAACTAGCTTGTTGGATACTGGTTACATTTACGCTCCATACGTACCTTTACAGTTGACTCCAACTATGTATAACCCATTCAACTTCACACCTATCAAGGGTATCATGACAAGATACGCTAAGAAAATGGTTAACAACCGTTTCTATGGTAGAGTTACAGTTGACGGAGTTAGAACATTCAACTTACAAGAATTGAGATAATTTATCTCAAACGTCATAAAAAAAGGGAACTTAGGTTCCCTTTTTTGTTTTATAAAGGTATTTATAATGTATAAAATAAGATGGCTTGTAAAAAATCAATAATAAAAAATAACTCAATAACATCTATTGGTGTTATTAATTATACTAGATGTTCGGATAATTTAAATATAAATAATCACGAAGTATTAGAAAATGAAACTATTAATGTATGGTATATTGACGGTACTTATTCGACAGCATCTAAAAGTATTCAAATTCTTTCAACAATTGATTGGCCACCACCAGTAACTCCAACTCCAAGTATTACAGCATCTGTTACTCCAAGTTATGGAGCAACTCCAACACCAAGTGTAACATCAAGTTTAACACCAACTCCAACTATAACATCTACAATTACACCAACACCAACTAGACCTGTGTTTACAATTACATCATTATCTAGCGGTACAACATCATTAGATGCTTGTTCAAGTCCAAGTCTTCAAACATATTATAGTAATGTTGCTATTGGTTTTTGGACTACAGGAACAACAATATACTTGAATAGTAGTTTTACAACACCAATTTTTGCAACATATCTTTCAGATTCTGGTGGATTACCAGGTAACACTGTATTTCAAACAAATGGTTCAGGTAATATAATATTAATTGAGTCGTGTCCCGCACCAACACCAACGGCGACAAGAACTCCAACACCTACACCTACACCCACAATAACACCTACTAATACGGTTACACCAACAGTGACTGAAACTCCTACTAACACACCAACGGCCACAATAACGGATACTCCTACTCAAACACCAACTAATACACCAACACCTACGGTAACGGATACTCCTACTCAAACTCCAACTGAGACACCAACAC